TGAATGGTCTCAGGATCAAATGGTGGAAGTGCTTCTCAGTGAACCTGATGACTTCCTAAAAGTACGTGAGACACTGACTAGAATTGGTGTTGCCTCACGTAAGGAAAAGAAACTCTATCAGTCCTGTCATATCCTGCATAAGCAAGGAAGATATTTTATTGTTCACTTTAAGGAGTTGTTTGCCCTGGATGGGAAGCACGCTAACCTTACAGTAAATGATGTTCAACGTCGTAATCGTATTACCCGTCTTCTTGCTGACTGGGGACTCATCTCAGTTGTAAAGGAAGATTCCGTTGCAGATATTGCACCTCTCAATCAAATCAAAGTTCTTGCATATAAGGATAAAGGGGATTGGGTACTAGAGCAGAAATATAATATTGGTAAGAAGACCAAACCCCAAGAAGAAGTAACTAAATAAAACTGAGACTCTTTTCGTGCGGTCTCTACGAAAGTCGGAACACCACATAAAGAGGTTCGGTTATTACCGTTCCTCTTTTTTTATGTTTCGTGTTATAAATAAGTATGGATGCCTTCGGGGTCCACACAATACAAACTCGCTTTTAAAGGAGCTACGAATCATGGGAAACCTTACGAGGTATACTGCTGCAGATTTGCCTGTGCTATTAGATAAAATTTCTAAAAACAGCATTGGTATGCATGATTACCTAAATAGAGTGTTCGACCTACATGAGACAACAACAAACTACCCTCCGTATAACTTAATTGAGGTTAGTAATGTAGAGTCGCTATTAGAAATTGCGCTTGCAGGATTTAAGAAGAAAGAAGTAAATGTCTACACACAAGACGGAAAACTCTTTGTCGAAGGACAAAGGGAGGATACTGAGTCCGAAAAAACATATGTCCATAGAGGAATGGCTCAACGATCTTTCACCAGAACTTGGACACTGGCAGAAGAAACGGAAGTTAGATCAGTTGTATTTGAGGATGGGTTACTAAGTATTACTCTTGGAAGAGTCGTCCCGGAACACCACAATAAAAAAGTTTGGTTTTAACTAACATATGTGGTATACTAGAGGGTGATAAAACACCCTCTTTTTTATGGAAGTAATTACCGAAGGAAAGGTAAAAACTGTGTATCAAGGTGACGATGCAGAGCAAGTCATCATTGAGTATCATGATAAAGTCACTGCAGGGAACGGAGAGAAGGAAGACCATCCTTTAGGAAAAGGATCTCTCTGTTGTAGTATCTCTGCTTTAATTTTTGAGAAACTTTCTAAGGAACATATTCCAACTCATTACATTAATATGGTTGGTGCGAACAAGATGATCTGTAGGAAGGTGGACATCGTTCCACTGGAAGTTATCTGTCGCAATCGTGCTGCTGGATCTATTGTTCGTGAGACAACTCTGACAGAAGGTACGCCACTACCGCAACCGATTGTGGAGTTCTTTTTGAAGGATGATAACAAGCACGATCCTCTCCTGACACCAGATCGTGTGCGTCTGATGGGATATGATCCAGAACCTTTTGTTAAGATGACTCTAGAGATTAATGATTACCTCCGTCAGATGTTTTATATCTTAGGTATTGATCTTGTAGATTTCAAAGTTGAGTATGGATATACTGCTCATGGTGAATTGCTACTTGCTGATGAGATTAGTCCTGATAGTATGAGGCTATGGAAGATTGGTAGTGACGAAAGATTTGATAAAGATCTATTCAGGAAGGATGAAGGTGATATCGTTCCCGCATATCGTGAGATTCTAGATAGACTGCAACCACTTGCTATTCAATGAAACACGAAATCCCTGAGGAGATTAAGAAGAATGGATTTGCTTGCTTTGGTAGTTTGAATGCTGCTGAGAGAGCATGTGTTCTAATTGGTGATGATGCTTATAGAGAATCATTAGATCTTGACAATGATGATGCTCCCTGTTGGAAGATTCCAAGTAAGGAATCGACAACATTTGTAGGTTGGAATCCCCAGTGTGTACCTACTATGGAGTACATAGTATGGAAACTAAAACGTCGTGAACAAATCACTAAAGGAGAAATTTATTAATGGACTATAAAACTGCTGGAGTTGACATTATTAAAGGTCGATCTTTCGTAGAGTATCTAAAAGTACTGGCACCTAAGATAGGTGGTTTCAGTGGAATGATGGAGGTCCCATCAGGATATGAGAAACCTGTATTAGTATCTGGTGCTGATGGTGTCGGAACTAAAATGAATATCTGTAGGATTGCCGATAATTACAATACTATTGGGCAGGATCTTGTTGCTATGTGCGTCAATGACGTTATATGTTCTGGTGCTAAACCATTATATTTTTTAGACTATATCTCTGCTAAATCACTTGATAGTAATGTGAGTGATATTGTGTATGGAGTCAATACCGGTTGCGCTATGGCTGGAATTGAATTGATAGGCGGAGAAACTGCAGAGCATTGTAGGCAAAATGATTATGATGTTGCTGGTTTCTGCACTGGTATTGTAGAGAAGAATGATATCGTTGATGGGAGTAACATTAGAGCAGGTGATGTAGTCATTGGTATTGAGAGTAGTGGATTCCATAGTAATGGATATACTCTTATCAATGATATGTTGTCTAGAGATTTCATTTCATATAAGTATATGCCTGAGTTGCTAAGACCAACCACCATCTATGCCCGTCTAATCCAGCACTTGTTGGACGAAGTTCCTATCCTAGGCATGGCACATATCACGGGCGGAGGACTGCCTGAGAACCTTCCTAGGTGCCTTCCAAAGGGTCTGACTGTTGATGTTGATTATGATGCTTGGGATGTCCCAGATATGTTTGAGATTATTCAGAATGTAGGTAATATTTCTGATGATGAGATGAGAAATGTATTTAATATGGGCATTGGATTCTGCTTAGTTGTCCCACCAGAGGTAGTAGCGCATACTCAAACTTTGATTACCGATACTCCATTTGGCATGAAGTCTTGGGTTATTGGAAAGATCAACTAAATAAAATTGAATATCGTCGCCGCTGAGGGGCAACTGGCAAAATCCAGTTGACGCCCCTCTTTTTTCTTGGTAGAATATGTATAGGAAATTTTGAATTATGGCAATTAAATTACTGCTCCTAAAGTCTGGAGAAGACATGATCGCTGATGTCAGTGAGATGGCATACGGGGAAGATGATTCTCGTAGAGTTGTTGGATACTATCTTAATCGTCCTTGTATTATTAAGATGCGTGATCCAAATACTTTCGAAGATGAGAGTGAGGGTAGAGCACGTAAGGCTGGATTTGAAGTCTCTCTGTTCCCTTGGATTCCCCTTTCTGCAGAAGAGATTATTCCTATTCCATCCGACTGGGTTGTGACTATGGTCGAACCCACTATTAAACTAAAAGAAATGTACATTGAGGACATCGTAAAATATGGAAAAAACAATCAAAGCGATTCTACTGGAGAACAATCAGATTCTGATCAGTCAGATTGATGAAGTTGCTGCATCTGTTCCTGGAGAACCAGATTGCAAACTGACCAAACCTTTTGTTGTGGTAGAAGGTGGCATGTTAGAATCATGGATGATGGATGTCACAAGGAATGATGAATTTATGATCAGTTCCGATAAAATTTTAACCCTTGCAGATCCAACTCCAACACTAATTGAAAAATACGAGGACTTGACCAAGTAATGCATTTCTACACTAATGTTCAATTAATTGGTAATCAATTCCTCGTTCGTGGAGTTGAGAACGGAAGAAGGTATGAGCACAGGGATGAGTTTTTCCCTACTCTATATGTGAAGAGTAAGAAAGATACTAAGTATAGAACATTAAGTGGAGAGACTGTAGAAGAAATTCATCCTGGTAGTGTTCGCGATTGCCGCGAGTTCTACAAGAAGTATGATGAGGTAGAAGGATTTGGTATCTATGGAAACGACAGATACATCTACCAATACATCTCTGAGAAATATCCTCAGGATGAAATCAAATTTGATATTAGTAAGATAAAATTAATTACAATTGATATTGAGACCGCTTCAGAGAATGGATTCCCTGATGTTGAATCTTGTGTTGAGGAAATTCTTGCTATTACAATTCAGGACTACAACACTAAAAAGATTACTACATGGGGAGTAAAACCTTTTCATAATAAGCAAGATAATGTGACCTATTATCACTGCCCTACAGAACAAGAATTGCTGAGCCATTTTATCAATTATTGGATGGTTGATGTACCAGATGTGATTACTGGTTGGAACATTCAGTTCTATGATATTCCATATATCTGTAAGCGACTCAATCGTGTATTGGGTGAGAAGTTGATGAAGAGATTCTCGCCATGGGGACTTGTCACAGAGAATGAAGTTACTATTAAGGGTAGAACTCAAACCACATTTGATGTTGGCGGAGTGACGCAACTTGATTATCTTGATCTGTATAAGAAGTTTACTTATAAGGCACAAGAATCATATCGCCTGGATTATATTGCTGAAGTAGAACTCGGGCAGAAGAAACTTGACCACTCTGAGTTTGATACCTTTAAAGACTTCTATACTCACGGTTGGCAAAAGTATATTGAATATAATATTGTTGACGTAGAACTTGTTGACCGATTGGAAGACAAGATGAAACTGATTGAACTTGCTTTGACCATGGCATATGATGCTAAAGTCAACTATGCAGATGTATTCTATCAGGTTCGTATGTGGGATACGATAATTTATAACTATTTGAAGAAGAGGAATATTGTTATTCCCCCCAAGAACAAGTCCCAAAAAAATGAAAAGTACGCAGGTGCTTATGTCAAGGAACCGATTCCGGGAAAGTATGATTGGGTTGTGTCTTTTGACCTTAACTCTCTCTATCCTCATCT